GTCTGCACCTGGAGCACCGTCTGCACCTGGAGCACCGTCTGCACCTGGAGCACCGTCTGCACCTGGAGCACCGTCTGCACCTGGAGCACCGTCTGCACCGTCTGCTCCTTTAGCGGATACTAAAAGCCAACCATTTGTTGGGGGAGAGTATGATGAATATTGTCCATAAGGATGATAGTAGGTAGATCCTTGAAATTCAACTAAAGATCCAGGACCATAATCAATTCCATTTACCCATGGACCAGTAAAGTTCCAAAGTGCATCTGCACCATCTGCTCCATCAGCACCATCTGCTCCATCAGCACCATCAGCACCATCAGCACCTGCTGGCAAAACAAAATGCTCGTTGTCATCAATAACCCAACCAGTTGCAGAATTAGGATCTTCACGAACTACATAAATTTTATTTGGATTAGTGTTGTCTTTTACAAAAGCCCACCAATCACCATCTGCTAAACCTACTGGACCACCTTGATATGCTGCAAGAAATGCGGTTACGCTATTCCATGTGCCAAGAAAAAATGAATCTTTACCATCTGCTCCGTCAGCACCATCGGCACCTGGGGCACCTGGTGTTCCGTCTCCGCTACCACCTGTTGTAGTAAACCGTGCCATTATCCTTCAAGCCCTGTTTGTAGAATTGCAACCTTTGAACTGTTAACAGTTGAGATTGCATAGAGTGCATCTTGTCCAGGTAGTTCAATAGAAAATGCTGCACCTGGAGCAATACGATATCCATAATCAGATGCTGTTACACCTTCTCCGCCAACGTATACGTAAGCAGATTCGTGTATGTTTTGAATTGTAATATCCATTCCAGAGTGAAGTCCGTTTGGACTTAAGCGAGTAGCAGTTGTGTTACTAAGGGTTGTGTGGGCATGTAAAGTCATGCCTAAATTATATCACTTATTTACTTTAAAGGTTTTATTTTTAATTCTAATTACTGGTGGCAACTCAGGTCTAGGAGTAGTAACTTTAATGACAGCCATTACAAGGTACCTGAGACATCTCCGATAACATGAATAGTTCCAATAACTGGAGTCCATGTAGTATCGCCATCAATAATTACTTGCAAATCAAAAATTAATTCAGCTACCGCTGTTTTGTAACCAGTTCCCCAATATTCTGTAATTGAGGCAGGAGCTGTAACATCAACATATCCATTATATGAGACAACTTCAAGCTCATCTATAATGTCACCTTTAGGATCATAACTTGAGGCTGTAAATTCCCAATCAGAAATATCAAAATAAGTAGTCTCATCATCTTCTAAGAATTCAATACGCAAAGGCGCAGTATCTCCTCTAACCACGTTCCACTTAATTCTAACGGGATCAGCACCAAAAATTTCAGGACCACATGTACTCATAATCTTGATTATACCATAAAAAATGACTAATACCAAGGTGGTGGGTATAAGACAACCAAGGTATTAGTCAATCTAAATTATATCATATCGGACATCATGTATATTAAAGTAACAAAACGTTATAATCATAGATAACAAAAAGTTATAAAGTAAATTGTTATAAGATTGTTATTCGTCAGGGTATAAAAATTAAAAAATCAAGACTGTAATAGTGTATACTAAATATATATAAGAAAAAAGAACTATCTTTAAAGGTTTATATTTATATATCTTATATATTATATATATAGTAGTTATTTAGATTTTGCAATATAGTCTAAAAGTATATCGTACATACGGTCTAACTTGTCTTTCATAACTTTATGATCTTCTTTCATCTGCTTACGACTAACATCAGCATCATGAATTTTATGTTCTAACCTTGAAATTTGGTCTTTCATTGATGAGCCTGAATTGGGTTTAAGTTCGACGAGATAATGTTTTACGAGAAATTTAATTCCACCCGCCATAATACCAACTATGGTCAGTACGCTCAAAATTAATGCTGCCCAGTCTTGTACGCTCATAAGTTTTATTATACTATTAGTTTATTAAAATACGGCGGGATATAGAGTTCGCCGATTTAAATTCGTCGAAATAGAGGATATCCAAACCATCTATAGACAATCTATGGGGAACATCCCCAAACATGTCTTAGATTGGTTCCTATAGCCTTATACGCTATAATAGAAGTATGTCTGATGATGTAAAATTTAGTGACTTATTTGATCCTTCGCAACCAAGGAGTGATAAAGATCTAATTGAACAAAGGTTAGCAATTTGTAATGAATGTCCATCTTTTAACAAACGATTAATTAAGTGTAGAGAGTGTGGATGTTTTATGGCATTAAAATCTACGCTACGACAAGCTAAGTGTCCATTAGGGAAATGGTAATATGAAAATTAATAGGTTATCACCAGATCTATATGAGATTGAGGACTTTATTACAGTCGATCAACAAAAAGAGGTTTTAGATTTTGCATCAGGCTTAGATGAAGAGCAATGGTGGCTATCACCTGATGATGATTATAAAAATGGATTTTTCTACGGCAAACAATATAACGGTGACAAACCACAGGTATTTAAAGATATAGATAATCAAATTCAAAACCTATTTGAATCACTATTGTATGTAGGCTCAGTTGCACTTCAACGGTATAGAGAAGGAGCAGCTATTCAGGAACATAGAGATTATTGGTTAAAGGATGAGCCATATCACATCAGATATGGTATATGTTTATATTATAATGACGAGTATGCTGGAGGAGAACTAGAGTACTCAGAGTTAGGTATTGTACATAAGCCTAAAGCTAGGTCTTTGGTATTACATGGTGGTAATATCCTGCATAAGTCATTGGCGGTTCTTGATGATCTCCCCCGATATTTTTCAACATCATTTGTAAGAGGATCAAAGGAAAGTCCAGTTCTTTTAAATAAAGAACTCTTTAGCGAAATAGAGGAACACGATGGATCAACGTATTACTGAGCGTATCAATGAAATAAACAATATGACTCGACCAGAACTTGAAGTTCATATGAGAAAAAAGAGTGAAGCTATGAGAGCTTCAGATTCATTTGCTTTAGACATTCTAGAATATAAGAAAAATGGATATTATGTTGAGATGGGTTCAGCTGGTCCTATCGGTGGAAACACAACCTATAAAATGGAAAATGAATATGACTGGACAGGTGTTGGTTTTGATTTAGATCAAAGAAACGTCGATGAATATAACTCTGTTCGCAAAAACCCTTGTTTAATGCAAGACGCTACAACCTTTGATTATCTAAAATACTTTGAAGAGAACAACTTTCCAAAACAAATCGATTACCTTCAAATTGATATTGAGTCTCCTATGGATAAAGGTGGAAGACCTATTGCTCCTATTGGAACACCATTGAATGGTTTAATTGCCCTGCCATTATCAAGATATCGCTTTACCGTGATTTCTTTTGAACACGAATATATTATCAACTACAAAAATGCTTCTTTGCGTGATGCTCAAAGAGAGATTTTAAATAACCTTGGATATTCTTTAATTGCAAAGATAGGTCATGAAGACTGGTGGGTTGACTCTACTGTTATTCCATATGAGGTCTATAAGTATTATGGAAGATACGAAGCACCTTAAGCGTCAGTAGGTCTTCCTAGATCTCCCCAGAAAATTTCTCTACCCATGTTATCAGTTATAGGCATGAGCTTAGACTCTTGTCCGCAAGAGCAGTCAGAGCAAACAGTTTCTGAAAATACTTTTTGAGCAAGGTTTTCGTATTTAGGATCAATTTCATCCCATGCGTTTTCTAGGTTGTCTAATATTCCCATTTAATTATTCTTTAGCAAGGTTAGATGCATCTATTGCAGCGTTAGCTTCATCTTCAAGATCATTGGCAATGTCCAAAGCCGTGTAATGGTCTTTGTTCATATATTACTCTGCTTGGGGCTTCGATTGGTGGTTGTCTGGACATGTGCATGCTGCACAACAGTTATCACCAGTATATGTGTCTTCAGTCATAAAACCATTATATCACAATTCTGAAAAATTGTAGAAATTAGGTTTGCCTAAAATCTGAATATTTTGTCTAGATGTATGATACGTGAATTTAAAAAATAAAACAACAAATTTTAGTGCGCCCATATCTAAACAATAAAAATAAATAGTGTAGTACCAGCAAAAACTTTTGGTGTAGTGCCTAGTAAAAGTTAGACACTACTACCCCAAAAATTATTTTTTAGCCTTGCCCTGTATCCAGCCTGAGTGAATACCTGCTAGTGGGGCATCAATATTTACCGCTGTACCTAATGGCAACGTATCACCAAACAATTCAATAAATTGTAATAGGTTTTCTTTGCTATCAAATGTCATACCCTTAGTAGATCCGCCTACTGTTGTTAGTGTTGCGTTTATCATTTAGTTTTCTTCTTTCGCTAGTAGGTAATCGTTATTGAGTGGAGCAATGTTGAGGGCGTATAGTGCCTCACCTCTTGCCTTGTCTTTTGCTCGCTGTAATGCGTAGCGTTCTTGTTGTTCTTGTCTAATGCGTTCTAGTGTATTCATTTAGTTACCCCCGTTAATAAAACATAATGCGATTGCGATACCTACGCCAATGAAGGCTCCTACTGGTGCCATGAAGTCTGCGCTTTCGTCAATCCAGTCAATAAGTGCTGTAAATGGGTTCATTTTCTGTCCTTTGTTAGTTTGTATAATGGAAGTATAGCAGGGGGTACTGACATTTTGACCCTTTTTGGGGGTGTGTCTAATGTGTTACTCGTCACACTCGCAAGGCTGAGCGTAGTCAAACTCACAGAAATAGCACCCCTGAGCCTGAAAGTGCTTGTCGCAATAGTGACGGAATTGGCTCTCGCCACAGTGGATAAATTGGGTGTTATCAGTTAAATAGTACTGATTCACAGGGTATAGGGTAAGTGACATTTTTATGTCCTTTCGTTGTTGTTATATGGCAAGTATAGCAGGTAGCACTGACAAAAACAACCCGACACGCCGTAATTGTGTAATATTTATATGTGATATACACCACATGACATTTTCGAAAAAAAGTTATCCACAGGGTGATGTGTATATCCTTGTCAAGCCGACACGCCCTAATAATTATAACAATTTGATAACGATCTAATCATGTGACATGAAACACATGTGACCTACCTCACAATGTCCGTTTTATCCTATTTGTACCCCTCAATTTGTCAGACCCCTCTGTTACACTTACAGTATAAAGAAATTAAAGAAAGGTGGTCAAAATGACTACATTAACAAAAACACATGAGCATAACCCTATGCTTTCCGCTATCTCTAACTATGGAGATGAGCAATTCACTTTCTGCCAAGATTGTGAGCAAAACATTGAGCGTTACTACTATGATGGTGACCCTGAGCAATTCCCTATGTGGACAGATTGGTATGTGTCTACTAAATGAGTATTTGGACTAAATTCGCTACTGTAAGCGATTACCCTAAAGGGTTGATGAACTTATGCCCTTGCGGTCAGGTTGTATTAGCCCCCGCCCAATATCACGAGGGTTTCCCATGGTGGAACAACCCTGATAAGTGTAAAGAATTGTGGGCTATATCACAAAAAGAAATTTCCGACACGCTGTCTAAATAAGGCAAAATGTCAGACCCTAATGCTAAAATTGCTATATAACGAAAACGAAAGGTGGTCAAAAATGACTATACTAAAAACACAAGAGGTTATAGATAACGCCCTGTTATCCGTATTAGAGCCTCACCTATATCGCCTTGCTAGCACAGCACTTATCCCTTGCTCTAATTGTAATGATAATTACTTAGAGGTATTTGCTAAAGATAAAAAGTTCACTAAGTTCACATGCGAGGGGTGTAAGTAATGGATACATATGACAAAAGACAATTAGCCTATGACTTAGCAAAAGAAAAATATGGCGATACTGGTCACACTTATGCTGCCCTATGGGGTAGCGCAAGCGTATTGCTTACCGAAAAAAATTTAGATGTCATAATTAAAGTAATGGAGAAAAAATAATGATAACACTTACACTAACCTCATATAACGGCAACACTAAGAAAATGCCTTTCTATTCTAAGCAACAGGTGCTAGATTTTATTTCTGCGTTACCTTCACGCCTTAGCAAAAACACATCTCTAAAAGTAGAGTGTGACTTATTAGCAATTAACGGAACTATTAGAGGGGCTAACTAAATGATAAACCTTATTCTTATTCCCTTATTTATTTGGGCTGCTTATGTCACTTACTTAAATGTAACCGATTATCTAAATGTAAAAAAAATAGAAAAGGAAAATAACTAATGCTAGATTTTGATGTAGCCTTTGAAATTAAAACTTGGTTTGATGACATGCTAGACGAATCGTATAAGCCTTTTGAAATTGGCAACTTAAGTTTTTCTGCCTCACAGATTTTGCGAGAGTGCGACCCTGTTGCTTATCACCAATCGCTTTTGGATTTTGAAGATGCCATTAGAGAAAATGAAGAGGTGTAAAAATGGAAATAGATTTATTCGGATTTGCTAACGCAATACAATTAGATCATTTAACTAATGATCAACTTTTAGAATTAGAAAAAATGCTTAACGGAATTGGAGAATAAAAAATGGATCTAACTTTTTTCACTGACGGCAGAGCTTTATTTTTCTTAACTTTATTTTTTGCTTTTCGTTTTCTATTTTTACTTTCTAAGGAGTGAAAAAAAATTCGAAAAGTCAAACCGACACGCCGATAGGTTTAAGATTGTTATACAAAAGTTATAGAAAAATTTACAGTGTGAGAATAGTCACAAAAATAAATATCAAAATGTCCGAATTGTTAGCATTTCTAATTTGATTTTGTCAGTCTAATAGGCTAGACTTACATAGTAAGCAATTAACGAAAGGTCAAAAATGACACTAGAGGAATATAAGGCGCTAATACAGGCGCAACGCAACGCAAGCAAGGCTCAGGCTTTGTCAGTCCTATCCGCTACAATTAAAGAAATAAAGAAAGGTGACAACTAATGTCAGCAAAACCATACTCAATCGAGGACTTGCTAATCGGCAAGACTTATCGCTCACACAATCGCCATGATGAAGGCGTTATCCAATACGCAACTCCACGCCCAGATGTCTGGTACGGCTCAGAGTTTGAGGCATATGCTATCGAGGTTAGCCCAACTCGTGGAATTAAAAACTTTTGGGCAACTGTCGCCGTTAAGGTGGGTGCGTAATGATAAACTCAGTTTTAACAATTCCTTGCGAGGACTGCTACTCAACTGGCTTAATCTTTTTTGGTATAGGCGAGGACTACCATGTCGAGCCTTGTCAGTGCCAAGATATACAATTATTTAATACACCCGAATCCAACTAACGAATAGGAAATAAAATGACAATAGCAATAGAACACTCACTAAAGTTCGTAACCGAATTTGATGAAACTCATCCAGTGGCTCAACAATTTTTAGCACTTGATGAAGTAAGTCAGATAATGCTTTTAGAATCAATGCTAAAAGATTTACTTGCGCCTGCTATCAAGCCAGCACTTGATGAAATAAATGCTAATGGCTCTTACGCAATTCTAAAGGTGGCCTAATAATGATGACTCGTAAAGACTATGTCGCTACTGCTGAAATTCTTAGCAATTATTTTGCTACATCTGTTTTTGATGAGCAAGGAGAAATTTTATTTGCTGATTTGGTAGATGAGTTTTCTCTAATGTTTGAAACTGATAACGAAAGATTTGACGCAAATAGATTTGCGATTGCTTGCTATAAAGAATTGGAGATGGCTAAATGATTTTAGATAACGGAACACTAATCGCAATTGTAATTGCGTTAGCGGGATCGCTTACAATGATGATTGCTTTTTGGCAACGCAACATCCAATTAGAAAAAGAAATTCGCAGATTACAAGTTGCTTTGCGAAGTGAACGACTTAAATAAATAAAAATAATCCTGAGCAAGATTTTAAACTGCTCACTAAAAAATTTTCGAAGCGAAAAGTTATCCACAGCTTTACGTACTTTGTCCACAGGCCCAGGTTTTGTGAGATTTGTCACAATTTTATAATTTGTATTTTAACTTTAAGTATGCTAAGATTATTGTATGTCAACTAAGAAAACCGCTGAGGATTTACGCAGGCTTATGGAATTGCGTAGGTCAAATGCGGCGACCCCTATTAAGTCTAAGAAAGTTTATTCTCGCAAAGATAAATGTCAGTCCGATATGCTAGAATTAAAAAATAACAACAAAGGAGAATGACCCCATGGGAAATATCGCAGATGAGTTTTTTGATGAATACTACGCAACTACCTGTCCTAAGTGTAATGAAAATGCTGTTGATCAGCATATGCCTATGTGTGATTATTGCTGGTTAAATGAATTAGCCGATACCGTATCCCATGAAGATATGGTATTAGAAATGAGTCTAAGCCTTGACTACTAATCCCCTAAAATTAAAACGTTCTAACGATAGAAAGGTGGCTAACCTTGTCACAAAAAATGGAAAACAAGCAGCAATTGCTAACACGTTCGGCCTACCTGCTGGAAAGGCTTTCTCGTGCCCTGGTGCCACTAGTGTATGTGAGAGCATATGCTACGCAGGAAAACTTGAAAAGGTCTTCCCTTCCGTAAAGGTTAACCTACTTCATAATTGGGCCCTGCTAAAAGACGCAGACTATTTAACCATGCTTAATTTGATCAGTGAGATGATTGCTGATTTTAAGGCTGATTGTGTAAAAAAGAATGCGCCCATGTTATTCCGTATCCATTGGGACGGTGACTTCTTTAATGATACTTATGCCATTGCGTGGTCCGATGTAATTAAACTTAATGCGGATGTACAATTCTGGGTTTACACTCGTGTTAAGTCTGCTGCCCTTATTCTAAAAGATATTGATAACCTATCCCTGTATTTTTCTGCTGATAGTGAGAATGTTAAAACTGCTGTTGATCTAAAAATTAATAGCGGGGTCCGTATGGCATACCTTGCTAAGAATTTTGCTATAGGTCAAGCAGACATGAAAGAAATGGTAGGGCGGCCTGCTGCTAAATGTCCTGAGAATAATAAACAAATTCCATTGATTAGCACTGCAGGATCTGCATGCGTGTCATGTTCACTTTGCGTTTATTCTAAAAGTGATATTATTTTTTCTGCAACTAAGAAATAATAAATGAACCACTGGTTATATGTTTTTATTTTTCTTATAATTTTATTTATAACCCAGTAAAAGTGGGCGCCAGTCCACAGCTTATCCACAGGGTGATTTACGATGTGAGATTAAACACACCGAAATATTTTCCCAGTTTACGGCGTGTCGTAGAAAAATGTCAGTGACTCATGGTAGGCTTACAGTATAAAGAAAAAGAAAGAAGGTTGCCCCCTATGGCTACAGTTATAGATAAGACAGATCACTACTTAATTTGGGATATATCGCATTATTGTTGCGATGAAGTACAGTTTAAGTATCAGTGCCGTGTATGCGATGAAATGATGGGTTGCTATTTCTGCTCATTTGATTACTCAGAACCCTGCGATTGTCAGTACGACATGGTAGTATCAGAAGTATCAACAACGAAAGAAGGAAACTAATGTATAAGATAACTGTCGCTTATGATAGCAATGCCCCACACTGGCAACACGATTATTCTGATGAGATGAAAGCGTGGCAAGCGTTTTTTCAGTTTACCGATTGGGGAACTGCTAATGAATACTCAACTGTAAATATCTACACTCCCGAATTGGTTTGCTACACAAAAGTATTTTATCGTGAAGGTAGAAAGGTGGTAACTAAGTAATGGCAAGATTTGAGTTTAACACTTTCATAGATGTCGAGGCAGAGTCGTATGATGAAGCCATTGATGTCTTTCAATTCCAATTAAAATATGGAATAGATAAAGATAATGTTTATGTCGCAGACATAAAAGAATTAACTATTTACAACAACGAAGGCGTAGAGGTATAAATAATGGGATCAGTAACAGCAATTGGATTAGCAGATAGCGTATTAGATTTAGAAACTCAGATTGGTTATCACTTACAGGGTAATCACTATCCACCAGTACCGCTATCTATGGTACAACCTTGTATAGATGCGATAGATGCTGCCTATGATGAGGACTATGATCGCATGATCTTGTTACCTGAAGGCATAACTTGGAGAGGTAGCGCAGGCGCACCTGCTCATGCTATTATTGAAGGACACCACCTATCATGGTTTATTGACCCAGTAGATGAGGAATAAAATGAATGCTACAATGAAACCTATGGAATTAATCTTTGCTGATCGTCTAACACCTGGGCAACTAATGCTTAATGATTTAATTGGTGTTGAGGATGATGTTGTTGAAGTTATTGGCATAGCAGATAGTAATGCTGGCGATGATTATCATGTTGAGTTTATTGATGAGTTTGGTGAAAAAGATATTGTTAATTTAAAACATGATGATTTAGTTTCGCTATATGTTTATGTTGAGGATGATGAGTAATTAGCTGTACCCTGCGAAAGCAGGTCAGCGCCACAGCCCCCAATGATTGTCAAGCCTATTAAGTGTGATATTTATCATTTCCCCGTTTACGACCATGAATTGACATTTCCGACATTTTCTGTCATACTTAGGTATAACCAAATAACAATTCCATATATTGAGATTATCAGGTAATAATTTGATAAATGTCAGTAGGAAATGTTATACTTAAAATATCAACCAAACAGAAAAGGAAAACAAAATGACAGTAGCAACTGCTCTCTACAATGTAGGCGACACCTACACAACTCAAAAATCAAAGGTTACAGGAACGATTGTATCCATTGACCCACAAGCAAATGGTAATGTTCGAGTAAAGTTAGATGTAAATGGCACAGCCCGTTACACAACTTGGACAGCCAAGTAATCTAATTACTAAGTGCCTAGCGTACAGGCACTATAAATAAGTGGCGTGAACTATCCTGAGCAAGATACTAAAAGGCTCACCAAAATGTCAGACCAACCCCCTATAATATAAATACACCACAAACAGAAACGAGAAACAAATGGCTAGAAACAAAGCAATAAATGTAAAGATCGCAACAACTAAGATCATCACAGCACTAGAGTCAGCACTTGCTAAGTTAGAAGCAGACTACGCAACACAATCAGTTAATGAAGCAAAGTATAACAAGGCAGTAGAAAAGTGGAAAGCAGAAGTCTTTGAGTTTGCTATGGCAAATGTAAAGAAGTCTTTTAACCTTCGCACTAACTATCGCTCATACAACAACACACTCAATGTTGACTTTGACTTAACAGTTCCTGAAAAGGATATGCCAGTAGAGCCTGAGCGTGACTTCGAGTTCCTTCACGCAAGCACTTATCGTGAGTCTAAGAAAGAATTGTCAAACGCAATTCGTATTCTAAAGATGACAGATGAGGAAACAGTTAATACCTCAACTTACAACGCAGTATCCGAATACCTATAATTTCCATTTCCTATGGGAAATGTCCTGAGCATGACTAGAAACTGCTCAACACAAAACTTTAGAAAGGTAGCCCAATGATTAGCACAATGCTAGCAATTAAAGAAGCAACAGAGGAAGCCCTATTCGATCATGAACTAATGGGTTTAGCGCAATTTATTTTTAAAAATCATGAGCATATGGAAAATGATGAGTTTGCTCAATTACTATTTAAATATAGTGCCTCACTATCAGCCCTAACAGCAACACTTGTCTCATCTATTTGCTTATCAGAATCAGATATGTCAGACATGATTGCTACAATGAAAGAAATGAATCAACTAACAGAGGAAATGGAATAGCCCATGAATACAACAGCAATCGCAACAGAGGATTTTCTTAAGGCCACTATCGCTAAGCAAGAGGAGCGAATTAATGATTTAGTTCTGCATTCCCAAAATTTAGCGCAGCGTGACTACGAAACAGCAGGCACCCTACAGCGACTTCGGGATGACATGTTTGACTGGACTATGAATGCTTTGGAAGAGGCTTCAATCAATGAAGCAGAAGCGGAGCAGATCGCTAACATTTGCGGATTTGAATTGTCAAAAGAATTTGAATTAGAAGTTACAGTTCAATATTCAGTGACATGTCGTGCTCGTGATGAAGAGTCAGCACTAAATTTAATTCACGATATTGATTTTGATTCTGTTAATTATCCTGAAGGTGTTGAATATCTTTCGGCCAGTGTTGACCGAATAGAAGTTTAGTAGGGGGCTACTAATGGACCTGAGCATGTCCTTAAACTACTCACTTTTATTTTTATTAAATTTTCAGCGCCAGGACTAAATCAAATTGTCAAGTTTACGAGCTGTGATTAAGATCACCTGGAAAATGTCCAGATTGTCCACATCTAACTATCCTAATTTGTATTTGTCAGTCTATCCTGCTATACTTAAAATTCAACAACAACAGAAAAGGAAATAAACTCATGGCACATGACATCGAAACACAAAACGGAGTAGCAAGTTTTGCTTCATTCCGTGAACCTGCTTGGCATGGATTGGGTACTGTATTCACAGAGGAAAAATCTACCACAGAAATGTTGGCTGCTGCTAACCTTAATGGGTGGAATGTTCGTCTAGAGGATTTAGAAACCCCAGCACACCTAGCAAGCGACAAGGCGTACCAGTATGTCTTGCGTACTAATCCCACAGATAACACTCAAACCGATATTCTTGGTATCGTTGGAGAACGTTATCACCCACTACAAAATGAGGATCTATTCTCATTCGGTGACAATATCCTAGACGGCGGTGGTCGTTGGGAAACTGCTGGCTCAATCAAAGGTGGTCGTGTCGTATTCGGTGCGTTAGCACTAGAGCGTGAAACAATTCTTGACCCTAATGGTGTTGCCGATAAGGTTAAAACTTATTTACTCATCAACACATCACATGACGGCTCGATTGCTATTCAAGCAAGTATCACGCCAGTTCGTGTTGTATGCGCTAACACTCTCAACCTTGCTCTTGGTTCAATCAAGAAAAAGAATGGTGTCAAGCAATCATTCAAGATTCGCCATACTCAAACTGCTAACGGCAAGGTACAAATTGCTCGTGAAACTCTTGGCATGGCTAATAAGTATATGGACGAATTCGACATCATGGCTAAGGCTATGATTGAAAAAGAAGTCAATGCTAAGTCATTCAATGACATCATTCTTGCTGCTTATCCTAAGCCAGACAAGGATTCAAAAGGCTCAATTAAAAAGTGGGAAAATAAAGTTGGCATGGTCAATGATATTTACACTGGTGAGTTTAATGGAATGATTGCTGGTAATGCGTGGGGTGCGTTTAATGCTCTCACAGAACGACTTGACTGGTATCGTTCTGCTCGTGGTGGCAATAACGAATCTATGCTCGCAAGCGCAAGTGGGTTTGATCCTGCGATCAACGCAGAAAAAAATCGTTTGCTAAAAGTTGTTCAAAATGTTATGGCTTTAGCCTAACAAAAAATCCTGAGCATGATTTCAAACTGCTCACCATTAGGTCTGTTAGCTCAGTTGGTTAGAGTGCTACCCTGTCACGGTAGAGGTCACGGGTTCAAGTCCCGTACAGATCGCCAGCGCCAGAACCATATGACATTTTGTTACAAACCTTATTACGGTAAGATGACATTTTTCCCAATTTCTAATTACGATAGAGTTGACTTTTTCCCAAATCCATGCGATAATTAATACATGACCCAAACCACACAGGAATTAGTAGATTTAATCTATGATGAAAACATATCGCACTTTGATGACAGAGATACCTCAGATGACTGCGATTGCAATATACATATAACTATTAGAACTATAACAGAATATTGGGTGGACTAATGCTTGGCTATACTAAAGAAGATTTAGATAATATGATTTATGGGGTTGGCTCTGCTGATCTGTTAATTAATACTGATGAGAATCCTGCTATTCATAATTATTTAGTTACCGCTCACGAATTCTTACAAGGCCTATGGGCAGAAGGGTACTTTGACTAATGACATGGCTAGACGAACCTTGGAAAGAATGGTCTAATTCATCTTGGACTAAGCATGAGTTTCTTTGTACTGAGTGTGATACTCTTATAGAGATTACTACTTATTGGAAAGATGAATATATTGCTACCCCGATTTGTCCGTGCCCTCACCAGGCCATTATTAAATTAAACACCCATGTCCTACCAGGTTCTATCTTTGCCTCATCCCATAGTGATGTGACCAGTATCACACCTGCGCCGCTTGTCAAAATCAATTCAAACCCCTATAATTAATATATGGACCTAAAAACACTAACCGAGTATATCAAGATACATAAGATATCTTTAGAACAAACTATGGCAGAAGCACAAGAGGGTATTGAGATTCCCGATGATGAGTACTTTGAATCAGACTCTTTCTATATGGGAGCAATTGATACCTGTGATCACCTATTGGAGATTATAAATGAGTGGTAAGTATCCCTTTATCCCCGAACATTTAACTAAAGCCTTAGAGGACATCTCTATACCACTAATAGATTTATTACATGGTCACCTTAAAGTATTAATGCTAGAGGGTGAGATGAAGTTAGAACGATCTCAGGGTGATGAACGTGAATGGCTTGACGGGTATATGGCTGCCTTGACAGATATATACTGTATGACCTATAATTTAAGTATTGACCGTAAAAATATTGAGGAGAAATATTATGCCTGAGTTAATTGAAATGGATTATGATGAATGGTTTGATACCTACAAGCCAATCCCTAATCATATAGATACTAATGCTTCATTTAGCGATGGAGAGTATGGCTATATGTTTGAAACATATGGAGATGAACTTACTTTTATACAGGGGGCAGATGATAACATTGTTTGGACTTATGGGGATGGTGATGATGGAGGCACGTATATCTGGTCTGGTTATAGTTTTGTTAATAGGATTGGATATTTTATTACTGAACGGCCTTGGGTAAATGATGTTCAGGCTTTAGTTATCCCAGCAGATGATGAACTTGACAACGATGAGGATGAGGAGTAAAATTGTATTATGACTAAAACCACTAAGTTAGACCTCGACCTACAATATGCTGGATCTATTGCGATTGACTCAGGGCAAGCAATGGTTGGCGACCCTTGCTACCTATATGATTGGGATACTAGTACCAATGACAGCGACATGTCTGAGCAACGAATTGGCGAGTATTCCTATAACGGAGTATCTGCTACCACTATCAAAAATACTTTCGGAACTGTTGGCATACACAAGGCTGTAGCATTTAGCACAGGCTATGGTGACGGAGTTTATCCCGTCTATGTTAAATTAAACGAGGATAACAGAGTTTCTATGGTTATCATTGACTTTGAGGAAAACATTGATGAAGCCTGATGACAAAGATAAACTAAACCAATGCTTAGACATCCTTGACACTACGGACCTTGGCCTATCCCTTGTTTGGCTATGGACGTGGAGCACTATTAAAAACATTTTAGATGATGAAACATGGCACCCAGTAGTAACAGAGGATCAGATGTGGAATCACCTCTGTGAGGCTGTAGCGACTGGCAATGGGTTCTCGTTAGAGTGGGGGGCTGAGGAGCACCAAGAAAACGTTATAGAGTGGATGTTGAATCGAGAGTTTATTTCTGATACTTTAGTTGACGATGAAGATGACGACTAACAGATTAGATAAGCGATTATCTGAGTATACTTTCGATGAACTATGCGTTGCTATATGTGAATGGTGCAAGGACCCTGATATGAATATGTCAGAGTACATGTGCCCTAACTGCTACAAAGATGACGAACAGATCTGCACAGAATGCTGCGGATGTTATGATGAAGAAGGTGGACAATAATGGGAGCCCGTATTAACTTTGTATTTAAAGATTCAGATACTGCTGTAGGAGAGCCTGCAGCGTATGTGGTCCTGTACTCACATTGGGGCCAGACAGACTGGCAACCTGATATTTCTGCAGCACTAACACATGCTCGTGTGCGTTGGAATGATTCTTCATATGCTACCCGCATGATGATTAGTTATCTAATGCAACACAGTATATTAGAGGAGCACGGGTTTGGCATTTATGCTATAAATAACCAAGGCTCTATGGACTTAGGAGAACAGACAGTGGTTATTGATTTTACTAATAATACTGTTACTGATATCCACCCTGTTGAATTTAACGCATTTATTAATGCATATGCACCTCATCTATCACTAACTAACTAAGGAGAAACAAATGGCTAAGAAATCAAAAGCAAAAACAATCCCGTACCTAGAAACATGGGATACCCGTTACGGTAAGTCTCAACGTCTTGTACTTCGTAAGAATGGTAAGTTTGTCGATAATACCAGTCTTACTGCCCTAAAGCAAGGGGAACGGGTCACCTCTCGCTAATATAAAGATGAGGGGCGCATACTTGTGGTGAGGTTGCGCCTCTCTCTTTTATTTGCTATAATGGACAGGAGAGGAAAACATGTATCGAATTAGTCGCAGTACCCATACCACCAAAGAGGAAAAGGTTGCTCAAAAAATCTCGGTATTGTTATCAGACTTTACTCTTGATCTAGAAAAGGTAGGATACTACCTAGCAAAAGCAATCCCACTTCTATTATTTAAGCGGTCACTAGAAGTCTTAGAGTCAGCACAATTCCAAGATGATATAATGGAACAAGAGAGAATAGGATATGACAATGACAGACTTCTTTACTAAGTGCCAGATACTAGGTCACATCTATCGTGACGAATTACAAGACTTTAAAGACTTCATGGAATACAACGACCTAGGCTTTCCAATAGCATATCTTAATGCTGAGGGGTTAGCACTTGCTCAACCTGACGGCATGAAATATGTTGAAGAAACATGGGATTTGTTATTGTCTGAATTAAATCTTAAAGATACAGGGTTTGAAGATTTAGAACACCTGTTGCTTTCAGCAGAAGAATAAAAGCTGGCCCTGCGGGGCGCCGAGATCTTTTTGTATCAAACCATCAAACCATCAAACCTTAAAACCCTATTACGAACCCAATTTAATTTTTCCCAGAACTTTATTACGATGAACAAATAATTTTCCCCAATCATAGACAAACCTTCAAACCAGCTATAAAGGTTTTGTATTGTATCTTATACTACTGACATTACGAACTCTCTTATTTATCCCCCGCCCCAGAAATGACTCCTAGGATAGCTACACATCCGCAGCGGGGGATCAAAAGATATACCAAACCCTATAGCATAAAACACATTACGA